CTCCGCTTGCATCCATCCTCTCTTTCGAGGGTTAGCTTGGAAAAGATCGGTCAAAATTAGGTGCTGCCCACGATTACCAGTCGCTGCAGCGTGGTGTTTTCAGGATCAGTGTCGTGTCGGGTACGGATACCCGTCTGGTGCGACTTAATCCTTCGGGCCATGCAACCCGGCAGCGTCCTTCAAATCTGGTCTGCGTCAGATTCCCGTCGGCCTTCGTGGCGGGCACCGTGTGGCTGTTTGTTTTTTGGTTGCCACTCTCCATATCCGGTGTACGCTATCCGGCGCGGCCAGCTGCCCGCTGGCGAGGGGTTTGGGTGACTCCCGGGTGAAATTTAGAACAACTGCTCCACCTAAATAGATAAGTTAGTGCCGGGAGTCATAAAGGGGTGGGGCGGTTTTTTTGCTGAGTGACCTCGTTAATGAAGTCCCGCCCCATAAAGGGTGGGCAGCGGTCGTTTTATTGAACCGTTAAAAATAGGTTCCCGCCGCCCATAACTCATTGGCTGAAGCTCTTCGGTAGCGCAGCCTTGCGCTTCATGAACGCCGCGTGGCGCTCTTTCACCCGGCAGCCGCAGGATTTGCTGCTGCCACGGCGCAATGCAATGATTGCAACCCAGCGTTTTGTTCCGCACTCGCAGACGCACAAGGTCTGACGAATCCGGGTCGTGGCGCTGGTGTGGCGTTCGCCGCCGATGACCTGCCAGCGTCCGTAGCGGGTGCCGGGATCTGGGATGGGGTGGATGATGCTCATGTTTTCCTGTTTCCGTGATTTGCCTGCCTTGCCAATCCGCGCCACGCCTCGCCAGGCCGCGCCTGTCCTGCCTTTCCTCTCCTCTCCTCGCCACGCCGATCCATGCCGCGCCAGTCCTGCCTTGCCTATCCCGTCCTCGCCCGTCCTCGCCGCGCCATGCCGCGCCTTGCCTGCCTAATTACGCCGCGATGCCAAAGCTGGCGGCGACTTCGGGGGCTTCGTCATCGGGGACGACGCGGAACGTGCCCCAGCCGCAGCCTGCCGATGATTTGCTGTCGGGCCGACCTTCGCAGATGCCGACCTGTAGACCGACACGGGATATGAGGTTAATCACGTCCTGAGCGGTGAATTGGTCAGCGTCGAAGCGCACCTTCAGTTTGCAGGCCCACTTGGGGTAGATGGGACGGGCGCGCACGTCCACCACGCCGGTGGCATTGCGGGTGTGGCTGGTGTTGGTATGCGAGTCGCCGTAAATGCGGACCAGCGGGGTAACCATCTCATGGTCGAAGTCGTCCTGGACGATGAAGACCGAGAGTTTGGCCAAGGTCATCTTGAACCCGACCAAGCGGCACGCCGAAATCATCCCGGCCCTGAAGCCGCTGGCGTTGATGCCTTGCCATTCCTTGGTGCTGTTGTAATACCGGGCCTGATCCGCTTCTTCATCGTAATCACGGGCGCTGCGCTCCTTCTTGGATTTCGCGCTTTTGCCTTCCGCCATTTTTTGCATTAACTCTGCTTTTTTGCTGAATCGAGCAATCACCAGCGGGGCGGTGCCCTGTATCAGCACTTCCAGCGTGTTAAACGCCGGGGGCTTGATGACGATGCTTTCGGTTTTGGTTGTTGCGGTTGTCATGTATATTTGCCTTTGGTTGTGTTTTTAATGCCGTGCTGTCACACGGTGTTTGCGCCATCCTTGGCGGGATCGTGTCCTTGATCCGGTCCTGCCTTTCCAATCCTCGCCGCGCCCATCCTCGCCAGGCCCCGCCTCGCCATGCCTGCCTTGCTTTGCTATGCCCGTCCCTGCCATGCCCGGCCATGCCAAGCCCTGCCTGCCTTGAGGTTGCCTTGCCCCGCCGTGCCGTGCCGGGCCTAGCCTGCCTTATGCCGGTTCCGGCGCTCTTTCTTCCGTGGCTTGCTGTACCGCAACGCTGAACTGTTCCAGCGCCTTTCTAACGGGCCTATCCAGCCAGGCGGTTTGCCGGTTCCAATACGCAATGCGGTTTTTGATGTCGCGTAGCAGTTCGGCCTTTTGGTCCGCGTCATGCATCACGTCATAACTCAGCCGATAACCGCCACCGTCCTGTAGCCGGTCAGAGGGCAGGCTGACGAAAGCCCGTACCTCGGTATCAGGCCGCGACTCAATGACGATGCGACATTTCGCAATCAGTGACCGTGCTTGCCATCGGCGGTAAGCAATCGCCGCCTCGCTGTCGTCCCAGGTGAAGTGCCTATGCAATGGGCTGTCTTCGGACTGTGCCGCTGCCAGTACCAAATCCACTGTCAACAGCCCTTCGTTTTCTTCCAGCAACTCAGTGAGTGCTTCTTTTTCCTGATCTAGTGCCATTGTTGTCTCCGTTGTTGATAATCCATGCCTGCCTTGCCGCGCCAGTCCCGGCCTTGCCATGCCAGTCCCAGCCTTGCCTGCCTTGCATTGCCCCGCCCGGCCATGCCAAGCCTCGCCTTGCCTGCCAATCCAATTCGTGCCATACGACGCCTCACCTCGCCACGCCATTCGCCGCCTGCGGCTCCATATCCCTCCTTTCCGCTCCTGTGCGGGCCGAGCCATGCCTGCCACTGCGGGCCGCTCCGCTCCGTGCGGTGCCATTCCTTTCCTGCCAATCCTTGCCTTACCAATCCCCGCCACAACTCGCCGCGCCTTGGGGTGGCCGTGCCTGCCTATCCTCTCCGTGCCGGACCTTTCCCAGCCGCTACTCTCCATGCCAGCCACGACAAACCTATCCAATCCTTACCTAGCGATGACACTCCATGCCTGCCTATTCAGCAGCCGTGATTTCTCCGGTTGCTTCGTCCACCGATTCCATCATTTCCGCCTGATCCACCACCACAAAATCACCATCCAGCACCGAGGCCATGTTTTGATCTCCAAGCTCCGCCTGTCCGTCCAATGCAGCGGCGGTGGCAAACTCGATGGACAAGGGCAGGTATTTGGCCAAGCGGCGGATGACGGTCTTGCGGCCCATTTCCGGGTAGTGGTCTTTCCAGGGTCCCCACTGGCCTCTCGATTGCGAGGCGCGCATGACGGCATCCACATCGGATCTCGGCATCACCTCAAAGGCATGACCGCCGCCTTTCAGTTTGGCGATGGCATAGAACGCGATGATGTCGCCCCGGTCGCCAGTCATCGCGGGTTTGTGAGTGAGGGATTCATGCAAGCCATAGCTGAACTCGAACTCATCAGCGGCGTGGACGGCATGGGCAGCGATGCTTTCGATCTGGCCGGAACGGCGGGCCAAGTCAATCAATCCTTTGTATCCCGGAATAAACTGGGCGTCCGTGGTTCCGCTCTTGCGGTTCTTGTACGGCACCAAATAGGCATGGCCGAGTATGGTGTTCGGTTCCAAGCCCAACTGGCTGGACTGGATCACGGCACCCAGCAGGCTTTTCACACTGCACTCTTGCAAGGCAGGCGTGGTGCGAATGGCGTGCATAGCGATCTTCATCAGCCGTTCCGGGGTGACGTGCTTGGGTAGCACGGCGGCAATGGCCGATTTGTTGGCCTCAAAAAAAGCCGACACATTGCTGCCGCCCATCTTGTTGGCGGGTAGGCTGGATTGCTTGCGTAGTTCTGCGATATTCGCTGCCATGATGTTCTCCGTTAAATAAATGGAAGTTCAAGTGGTTGAATGGCCAGGTCATAGCCGGGGAAAGTGCCAGCCTCGGCGCATTGGTGGTATTGCCAAACGAGGCTGTTGTACTTGTCTTGGAAAGCCGCAAGCTGATCCACGCCCAACTCATACAAGGCCACCAGATAGGGCGCGTTTTTCTCAACAGCCAGAAACACCATCGTTTCGATTTCCAGCCCATGCGCCTGCCAGCCGGTGCGGTAATGCACGTCCTGAATGCCATAGCCGAGCTTGGCAAATTGGCGCGCAAATTCACGCGGCCCTGCGTCTACCGTGGTTTTAACGTCAATCAGCGCATTCAGTCGGGGATTGACGGCATCGGCTCGCGCCTTGCACGGTAGGCCGGTGGCTTCATCGGTCCAGAAGGCGGATTGCTCAGTGATCGCACCCGTCAGCAATTCGCGGGCGGTTGGATTGGCCCAGACGGCATCGCGCATCCGGTGGGCCTGATCCATGTCAGTCAGCTTTACCAGTTCGCGGCCTTCGGCGGCTTCCTCGGCTTCAGCCCAGGCTTTGGTACCGCGTCGGTCCACGCTGGTGGCCTGATAGCGCGTGTCGAGTTCGTCCGGCTCCAAGATGGCGCAATGAACCAGACTGCCCAGCACCATCGCGGCGGTTTCCTCGCGGCTGACATGGGCCAGCGCAGGCACTTTGGCGAAGGCCTTGAGGGTGGACGCATTCAGGGCAGGGCGGCTGAAGTAGTCTTCTGCCGGGATGTTTTCAATCGCCATGATTCAGTTCTCTTTCAATCTCCGCCTTTTCCGCCTGAAGCCGTCCGATGTGCGCTGCCAGATTGCTGCATTCGGTCTGCAACTCTTCCAGTTCCAGGCTGATCTGCTGATTGCGCCATTGCTTGTGGCGTTGTTCCAGGTCAGTCAGTCCGATCAGGTCGAGGAAGCGGTGCAGTGCGCTCATCGGTGCTGATGCCACTTGTAGGGAATGGCCAGGTAGCTGAAGAAGCCGGTCTTTTCGACGATGCGGTACGCCTTGCGGCCCTTGCGGATAATGTCGCCGTGAAAGCGTGGCTTCCACGACCAAATGGTGTAGGCAGGTTTGCCTTCTTTAAGGCGTAAGCCGTATAGGTCAATGACGCTCATGTTTAGTCCTCCTGTCGTTTCTTTTCTTGTTCCCAAGCCGCATCGACGGCCTTTTTCAGATCGCGGGCGGCTTCAGCGGCGGACCAGTTTTCTAGCGCGAACAAAATCTCCTCCACCGCATCCTCACCAATGCGCTCGGCATAGGTGTTCTCGGACTCCCACTCTTCGCGGGCGAGGTCTTCCGAATCGTCATAACGCGGGTCGCGTGGGTCGCCGCGATACGGGCCATAATCTGCATCAAACATCAGCGTTCACCTGCGCAGTGGGTACAGGCAACCGTCAAGGAATCCTTGTCAGTTGCCATCAACTTGGCGTCTTGTCCGTCGAGGTATCCGGCGAGCAGTAGGCCGATAGTGATGATGAGAAAGGCAAACTTTTCTGATGGTGTGGTCATCGTCTTCTCCGGTTGATGCCGTCTGTGCGGCGTTGGGAGAATAATAAAACCAAGGTAATGACATGTCAACACCAAGGTAATATAATTTCTCCACGCCAATTCCGGCGCAAGGAGACAAGCGATGAACTACGAGGAATTTCTAAAGGCCAAGGTGCCGATGGCGGTGGAGGATCAGGAAACGACGCAGATGCCGGTGCATCCGATCCTGAAAGCGCATCAGGTGGATATTGTCCGGTGGGCGGTCAAGCGGGGCAGGGCGGCTATCTTTGCCAGTTTTGGCCTGGGCAAATCTGTCATGCAGATTGAAATAGTGAAGGCTTGCCTGAAGCAGACCGAAGGCGGCAAGGGCTTGATTGTGGCCCCGCTGGGCGTCCGTGGCGAGTTTCGTCGGGATGCCGCGATGCTGGGGGAATCCATCACCTTCATCCGCTCCACCGAAGAGGCGACCGGGCCGGGACTGTATATCACTAACTACGAAAGCGTCCGCGATGGCAAGTTGGACCCGCGAGCGTTTGAGGCAACTTCACTTGATGAAGCGGCTTGCCTACGTGGCTTTGGGGCCACCAAGACGTTCCGCGAGTTTATGCGGCTGTTTGAGGGCGTCCGCTATAAGTTCGTGGCCACGGCCACGCCGAGTCCGAATGAGTTCATCGAGCTATTGGCCTATTCGGCCTATCTGGAAGTGATGGATGTCGGGGAAGCGAAGACTCGATTCTTTAAGCGCGACTCCACCAAGGCCGACCAGTTGACCATACACCCGCATAAGGAACGCGAGTTCTGGTTGTGGGTAGCATCCTGGGGCATATTTCTGCAACGACCGTCTGACTTGGGCCACGATGATACCGGCTACGCTTTGCCGCCGATGCTCGTCCATTATCACGAGGTAGAGGTAGACCAGTCCGAAGCGCATCCGAATCAATGGGGGCAGTTTCAGTTATTCCGGGAAGCGACTGGCGGCATTGTGGAAGCCGCACGGGAAAAACGCGAGACGCTGGACACCCGCGTGGCGGCTGTGGCCGATATTCTGGCCGATATGCGGAATCCTGATGGCACGCTTCAAGATCAGGTGGTGATTTGGTGTGACCTCAACGACGAGCAGAAGGCGCTGGAAAAGATGCTGAAAGAAGGCGGCTACAGCTTTTCCAGCCTCTACGGCAATCAACCTATCGACCTCCGCGAAACGCTACTGGATGACTGGCGTGAACGGCGGACGGCGGTCTTTCTTAGCAAGCCGGTCATGTACGGGGCCGGGATCAACATGCAGCAATGTCACACGATGATCTTTGCCGGGGTCGGCTACAAGTTTGCCGACTTCATCCAGGGCGTGCATCGCGTTTACCGCTTTCTGCAAGCGCACCCGGTCAATCTGCATATCGTCCATGCCGAATCAGAACGGCAAGTGCTGCGCATCCTTCAAGACAAGTGGACTAGACATAATCAAACGGTGGACACCATGAGCGAAATCATTAAGGAATACGGATTAACCACGGCTGGCATGCGTGAAGCGTTGCAGAGGCAAATGGGCGTGGAACGGGTGGAAGTGACCGGCAAGGGCTGGACAGCGGTCAATAATGACTGCGTGATTGAGACGGGGCGCATGGCGGAAAACAGTGTCGATTTGATCCTCACCAGCATCCCGTTTTCCACCCAGTACGAATACAGCCCGAGTTATCACGACTTTGGTCACACGGACTCCAATCAGCACTTCTTTGAGCAGATGGATTACCTGACGCCAAACCTGTTGCGCGTATTGCAACCGGGGCGCATGGCAGCGATCCATGTCAAGGATCGGATTGTTCCCGGTGGTTTGACCGGGCTAGGATTCCAGACGGTGTACCCGTTCCACATGGACACCATCAACCACTACACCAAGCACGGCTTCGCCTATATGGGCATGGTGACGATTGTCACCGATGTAGTGCGGGAAAATAACCAGACCTATCGGCTCGGCTGGTCTGAACAATGCAAGGACGCAACAAAAATGGGCGTGGGAATGCCGGAATACCTGCTGCTGTTCCGCAAGCCGCCGACCAGTAATGAAAACAGCTACTCCGACAAACCGGCCAAAAAGAGCAAGCCGAATTGTATTGATGACGATGGAAACGAGATCCCCTTCGACCTCTATAAGCCGATTAAACCCGGCACCGGCTACAGTCGCGCCCGATGGCAGTTAGACGCGCATGGCTTTCAGCGATCCAGTGGCGACCGGCTATTGATGCCGGAAGAGTTGAGCAACCTGGCACACGATGTCATCTTCAAGCTGTTCCGCGATTACAGCATGACGACCATCTATGACTATGAGCATCACGTGAAGATTGGCGAAAGCCTGGAAGGGGAGATGCGGCTCCCGACCTCTTTTATGCTGTTGCAGCCGCAATCGTCCAATGGGCATGTCTGGACCGATGTGACACGCATGCGAACCTTGAACGGCAACCAATACAGCAAGGGTCAGCAGATGCACTTATGCCCGATGCAGTTTGATATAGCCGACCGGGTGATTGATCGCTTGACCATGCCGGGTGAAACCGTGTTGGACCCTTTCGGTGGGCTGATGACAGTGCCTTACCGGGCCGTGCTGAAGGGCCGCAAGGGCTACGGGATCGAACTGAGTCCTAGCTATTTCTTTGACGGGGTAGGCTACTGCAAGGCGGCTGAAGAGCAGATGGCGACTCCCTCGCTGTTTGATACCTTTGAGGATGAATCGGAGATGGAAGCGGCTTAACCTCTATGAACCATCGCGTCGGTAATTGCTGACGCGATGATTTCAAGATCGGTGGCATTGGTTGAGGTGAGCGCATTCACTTCACCACCCGCAGCCCGAATGAACAGGTTGTATTTTGGCTGTTTTATTGTGCCACCTATGAGCCAGATGGCCCCGACCAACAACACAAAGAGTCCCAGCGGTTTGTTATTGCTTTGGATTGCGCCGATCCCGTACATGATGGCCAAGGTAGCGCCGATCCAGGTCCGCTTTTGTTTTTCGCGTTTTACCTCAACGGATGTAATGCCTGACATTGCAAAAGTTTGGTTGCTAATGACCAAGCGGGCGCTGGTGACTCTTGCCACTTGTGAGTCAAAAAACACGGTTTCTTCTGGTGCTGCCTTCATATAGGCGTCCAGTAAGACTTCATTGAAATGCCGCCGACTGGATGAAACAGCTCCACCTCCTGGAGCGGGAAGGCATGCGGGGGATACGCTTCATTGATAGATAACAGGTGGATCATCCCGTCACGTTCGTAGAGGAATCGCTTTACCATCACGCGCCCATCCCTGTGCCTCACCAAAACATCATCACCGGGTATAGGGTTTCGATTTGGCTCCAGTATCACAAACTCACCATCGCGTATTCGCGGCATCATGGATGCACCACGGCATCGCACTGCATAGGCGTTTGCGTCGCTGGATTCAAATTTGACAAAGCCATCGCCATCGCCAACTGGCGCGTCTATCTCGGCCCAATAGCCGTCATCACCTAGCTGGGCCGTTCCTACCACCGGCACACGGTTCGGCTTTTTAGAAGTGACGGGGACGCGAAGGCCAACATGAATGTTGTCGTAACCGCTTTCGTCCATACCTAAATACTTGGGAAAGTCCCCGGTCGCTAACCATTGCGGCTGCACCTTCAATGCAGCGGCAATCTCTAGCAACTTTCTTGATTGTTTGGCTTTGCCCGAACAGAGCTTGTGAATAGCGGACTGGCTTACGTTGGCCAATTTCGCTAATTCCTCTTGCGTAAGACTGAGTTCAGTCATCCGCACATTCATACGATCAGCAAGTGTGTTCATTCGGGTGACTCTATTACTTGAGTTATGGCCTGTCCAATGACCAAAGTCATTGACATCAGACTACCTTGGTAATAAAGTTGTGCCCTATGAACGCTATTACAAGAGCAATTGAACATTTTGGTTCCCAGGAGAAGCTGGCCAAGGCTTTGGAAGTGACTCAGGGAGCCGTTTCCCAGTACGCCACTGGCCAGAAAAGGCCGTCTGCCGAGGTGGCTATCAGGCTGGAAGAAATCACTTGCGGCGAATTTAAGGCCGACGATGTGCGTCCAGACATCAAATGGGACGTCATCCGCAACTCCCGCGCCGCCTAAATATGTTCGGCCAATCCACCACCGATTCCTATACGTACAACTATGTATCTTTCACCGCCCTTGCAGACGGCGGCCAGTTGTCTGCGCCTTTCTCCCCCATTACCCGCTGGCGCAAAGCTGGCGGGGCTTTTTTGAGGTGACGCCATGAAAGAACTAGACCAAGAACCCCAAGACGCCCCCTCGCCCTGCGAGTCCTGCTTTCGGGCTGAACGCTGCGCGGCCTGTCAGATCCCTTGCTATCGGTTCGAGTATTGGGCCGAGACGGGGAAGGCGGCATGAAGCGTTGTCCGCATTGCAAGACCGATAAGCCTGAGACCGATTTCCATATCAACCGGGGTCGTCCTAACGGGACCCTGCAAGCTTGGTGCAAGCCGTGTAAGGCTGAGGGCATGCGGGCGTTACGCGCTTCTCGCACCCGTCAAGGCCGTATCCGCTACTGGTATCCCGCCTATGGGGAAAAGTCCCACAAGGCGAAGCTGACGAATGAGGACGTGCGATTGATTCGCGGTCTGTTGCCGGATCTGTCGTGTGCCGAGATTGCCCGCAAGTTTGAAGTGAGCCGGTCCACGATCAGCGCCATCAAAAACAATCGGTATTGGACAGAGGTGGCATGAGACGCACTGCGCGAGTTTCTCTGCTGCCCGTTCAGCTTCGCGCACAAGTCGTGTCCTTGCGCAAGACAGGCATGAACGTGATGGACATTTGCACCCGTCTCGGCATTGAGAAGTCATCCGAACGTAATGCGGTGAGTCAGCTTTGTTCTGACCCGGCATTGCGGAGATTCCAGGTCGGTATCGAATCGGGGCCGCATTCGAGTCCTCACAAAATCAGGACTGGGAACTGGGCGTGAAGGTCGTCCCCATTACGCCAGACATGCGCCTGATTGCTGCATTGCTTGGGGGTATGCGGGCGATGGTGAACCGCAGGCAATGTGTGGCCGATAAGAAGATCGGGCCGCAGGACGGGCTACAGGCTGACCAGGACGCGATTATCGGTGAGCTGGCCTTTGCGCAGCTTCATAACGTCTGGCCGGACCTGTCGCTAACACCCCGATCCGGTTCTTGTGACGTGGTGGTTGGCAGGCTGCGGTGTGATGTGAAAACCACGCGCAGGAAGGACGGCAGTCTTTTGGCCACGACCAAGGGCAATCCAGACGTGGATGCTTATGTGCTGGCGATCCTAGATGACGAACAGGTGCTGTTTCCTGGCTATGCGCTGGCCTCTGAGCTTTGCCATGAAAGCCGATTGACGACGAAAGGATATGGTCCGACTTACGCGATGAATCAGGCCGAACTGAGAGCGTGGAAGGCTGACCACAAAAGCAAAACCCCCGACAGCGGCGAACTGTCGAGGGCTTCTATCAACCATTGATCGAACGGAGATCAACGATGACTAGCGAATATTCTATCACCCTGACGCAGTTAGCTGAATATGACGTGCGCTGTGAACGGGATGCCAGCGGCAATGTGCTGGTGGTGCAAGCCAATAAGCGGGGTGGTTCTGACGTGGTGGTGCTATCACGCCAGTCCGCAATCGGGTTGGCCGCGTTCATTCTGAACGGTGTGGTTGCGGGTGAATCCTGATGCACTACTACCAACATCACATTGGCGATTTTATCCGGGACACGGCGAACCTGACCGATAGCCAGAGCATGACGTATTTACGCCTGATCTGGACCTATTACGACACTGAGCAGCCGATAGAGGATGCCATCAAAAAGCTGGCATTCAAGCTTGGATCTGACGCTGAAACGGTCGAGTTATTGCTCGAAACTTTCTTCAAAAAAGAGGCTGACGGGTGGCATCACAAGCGCATTGATGCCGAAATTTCAGCCTATCAGACGAAGGGCGAAAAGGCGCGGGAAAATGCGAACGCACGCTGGTCGAATAGCCGACGCAATGCAGACGCAATGCAACCGCAATGCGATGGCATAGCGGACGCAATGCCTTTGCAAGATTTTTCATCGAAAGTCGATGCTAACCAACAACCAATAACCAATAACCAACAACCAGAGAATAAAAACCCCCCTACCCCCCTTGCAGGGGGCGGGAACAAATTTGATCCGCTAAGCATGCCATTGCCGGATAGCGTCCCGTCATCGGCTTGGGAGGAATGGATCACTTACCGCAGAAGCCGACGCCTGACGTGCAGCGAACCGACGATGGTTAAGCAACTGCGTTACCTGACGGAAGCGAGTACCCGTGGCAATCCCCCCGAAGGGTTGATTGACACCGCCATTCGCAACGGCTGGCAAGGATTGTTTGAACCGTCCTCACCACCCGCTAGGAGTCATTCCGAACCCGTCAGGCGCCAAGCCCGCCAGGTGTACCAATGAACGCGACGGATAACGAGTATCAGGTCATCGGCGGGTTGCTTCGGCACCCGGACATGATCGCTCGGCTGGAGATTGCGGTGGATGATTTCACCGTGCCGCTTTGCGGTCAGGCCTTCGCCTCGATGCGGGCGATCATTGCCGAGGGCAAGTCGGTGGACGTGTTTGGGGTGTCCGAGCGCATCGGCGGTCATGCCAATCTCGGGGACATCACGGAAATCTGGAAGGAATGTCTGATCCGTCCCGAGAGCCTGGTGGACCGTTGCGAAACGCTGAAGTCGGCATCCCGCGCTCGGCAAATGGCGGAGCTGTTGCGCTTGGCCCAGCAAACGCTGGAAACCGGCAAAAACCCGGATACCGTCCGCGCTCGGTTGATTACCCGGCTGGCCAGCCTAGAGTCATCGGGCAAGACCTATGTCCACACGGCCAAGCAGACGATGGCCGAAGTGGTGGACTACCTGCAAATGGCTTTTGACGCCAAACAGACGGGCGGGCTGGTCGGCGTGAGTTCTGGCCTCACGGGGCTGGATCGCCTGCTGGGCGGCTTCCACAAGTCGGATCTGATTGTCGTCGGGGCAAGACCGGCAATGGGTAAAACCGCCTTCATGGTCAGTCTGGCCAAAGCCGCTGCGCTCAATGGCAAGCGGGTGGGGATTGCTTCGGCGGAAATGCCAGCGGTGCAGATTGGCCTGCGCATGGTGTCCATGTTCGGCAACATCGCCTCGACCAAGCTGCGCTCTTGCGACTTGGATGAGCAGGACTTTGCCCGACTCAATGACACGGCGATGCGCTACAGCGAGTTGCCGATTGAGGTCTTCGACAAACCCGCTTGCACCCCTGGCGACATTGCGATGCAAGCCAGGGCATGGCAGCTATCTGGCGGGCTGGATCTGCTGATGGTGGATTACCTGACGCGCTTGAGTCCCGATGATTCGATGGATTCACGGGTGCGAGAGGTCGGGCAAATGATCCAGTCACTCAAGACGCTGGCCAAGACCCTAAACGTGCCGGTCATCTGCCTCGCTCAACTTTCCCGCCAATGTGAGCAGCGCTCCGACAAGCGCCCGCTGATGGCAGACCTGCGCGACTCCGGCGAGATTGAGCAGGAGGCCGATGCGGTGATGTTTCTCTACCGCGACTCGGTTTACAACGATGACGCCAATCCCGAAGAGGCCGAGATTCTTGTGGAGAAAAACCGCCACGGGCCTTGCGGCAAGGTGATGGCGAGATTCATCCCTGAGCAAATGCTGTGGACGAATGTGCAGGCGCAAGAATGGGTGAACTAACCGATGGCCTGCAAAAACTGGCTCAAGCGGTTCATGAACAACAGGAACCCAAGCGCCAAAAGCAACGCGAAGAAAAAGCCCATCTTCGCAACGAACACCCCGACATGGCTGAGTTTCTGGCGGGCTTTACGTCCGTATTCAACCAACCCGGCGACATCAAGCGCATCCGCGTGAAGGACGACACCGGACTCATTCTCGATTCAAACCACTGGAAATAACACATGGCAACACAGAAGATTTATGACGCGGCAGTCGCCACCAGCGAATATCAGGCCCGCGATGGCAGCACCAAAAAGAACTGGGTAAATGTCGGGGCCGTCCTGCAATTCGAGGATGGCGGGCAATGCCTGATTCTGGAGAAGTGGTTCAACCCGGCTGGTTGTCCTGGCGACCGGGGCGTTCGCGTCAACTTCTTCAAGCCCAAGGAAAGGGACGGGCAGGGCGGGTTTACACCAGCCACGTCTGCGCCCATTGCAAGCGTGACGACTATCGGTGCAGCCCCTTCGGCAGTGCCGTATGACGACGACATCCCGTTCTAACCATGCCCCGAAAAGCCAGAGTGGATGCCAACCAGGAAGAGATCGTCAGCGCTTTTAGAAAGTGCGGGTTCTCTGTCACGCATCTGCACAGCATCGGCAAGGGAGTGCCAGATTTGCTGGTGGCCAAGAACGGGCACACGGCGCTTGTGGAAGTGAAAGACGGCAACAAGCCACCCAGCGCAAGAAAGCTGACTGATGACCAAGAGCGGTTCATCGGTAAGTGGCGCGGCGTTGTGCATATCGTGGCAACAGTGGATGACGTGTTGCGGATTGCTGGGGAGGCGGCGTGAATGAACTTGCACTCTTCGCAGGAGCCGGTGGCGGAATCCTTGGAGGCATCCTCAACGGGTGGCGCACCGTCTGCGCCGTCGAAATCAACGACTACTGTCGCAGGGTTCTCATGCAGCGCCAGGATGACGGATGCCTTGAGCCGTTCCCTATCTGGGACGACATCACCACATTCGACGGGCGACCTTGGGCTGGATGCGTGGATATCGTCACTGGCGGATTTCCGTGCCAAGACATCAGCGCAGCAGGAAAAGGCGCAGGCATCAGCGGTGAACGTTCAGGACTCTGGTCAGAAATGGCCCGGATTATTGGCGAAGTACGACCGCGATGCGTCCTTGTGGAAAACAGCCCAATGCTCTCTCTTCGAGGACTCGGAACCGTCCTTGGAGATTTGGCCGCGCTGGGGTTCGATGCGGAATGGGGTTGCCTATCAGCGGCAGCAACCGGCGCACCTCACAAGCGGGACAGGATGTGGATTGTGGGTTACTCCATGCGCTCAAGATGCGAAGCCGATCACAGGCGGGAATCTATACCAGACATCGACCGGATCAGTACGTCACATGCGTCCAAACGGGATCAGCTCAAACAGAGGACTAGAGGCTCAGGTGATGTGGCAAACGCCGACAGTGCAAGACGCGAATGGACGGGATCGGCACAACCAGAGGAATGGGACGGTTCGTCCATCATTGCTGGGGCAAGCAAGGGTATGGCCAACAGCAACAGCAACAGCATACAAGGGATGGTCGCCAAACCACAACCGCGCAAATACGGACGACAGACTGGATTACACAGTGGAGAGGGAATCTTTCAGGCCTGGCCAGAAGACCCCGCCGATGCGCCTGAATCCGGCGTGGGTCGAGTGGTTGATGGGATGGCCAGGCGGGTGGACCGACTTAAGGCCCTTGGTAATGGGCAAGTTCCAAGAGTGGTTGCAACAGCATGGGAAACGCTGAGATGAAACCCATCCTCACCCACATGCTATCCACCGCGCTCGTCATGCTGACACTGTTGGCGATTGTGGCGCTGATGCCGGTGGCGTTGTTGTTGGGGTTATTGAATCAGACAGAGAGGAATCGAGATGCAGGATGAATTAGGCCAAGCAAAGTACGGAACGGATTCGTATTCGTTGACGATGTTTAACGATCGAGGCGCAAAGCTGGCTAAGGTCTGGCTTGGCAATCTCGGACTGGTGCGCGCCACCGAGATCGCACGGGAAAAAGTACAGGAAGGCGAGGCGCATTCGTT